GAGAGAACAATTTTAGAACGAGAATGCAACCGATATCAACAAGAATATATAGATCAACATAGGGCATTAGGTGAATTAGATCACCCAGAATCATCCGTAGTTAATTTAAACAATGTTTCACACAATGTTTTAAAGATATGGTGGAAAGGCGATGATTTATGCGGAGCAGTACAAATCTTAGAAACACCAAGTGGTAAAATTCTTAAAGAACTTTTTAAAGCTGGAATAACATTGGGTATTTCTAGTAGAGGTCTAGGCTCAGTTAAAGAACTGCGTAGTGAAGGCACCGTTGAAGTACAAGAAGACTTTGAATTAATATGTTGGGACTTCGTATCTAATCCATCAACCCAAGGCGCTTTTATGCGTCCTACGCACATGAACGAATCGGTAGGTAAACAATCTACCGCAAATAAATATAATAAAGTAAACAGTATCATTACATCGATTTTATGTGATGACGGTAAATGCAGGATATAATATGAACTCACCAAATTTAAAAAGAATTTTAGAAATGATCACTGAAGATCAACCACAGCCATTAACTAAACAAGAAAAACAAGAATTTACAAATCAAGTTAAACGGTTTAGTGAAATGAATCAATCAGTTTACGGAAATGGTGATCTTCAATCTTTAACGGATCGTGTTAAAGACATGATCAACAAAGCTGAACAAATTACAACAGAAGCTGGAGATTGGTTTGATAATGTAACAATTAAACGTCACATGAAAAACTTGAATGATTCATATCGTGTATTTGAATCAACAGCAAAAGAAATGAGCCAGCTGCAACAACGTTTAAGTGCAGCTTATGAAGATATTGCACAAGGATTAAATAAATATTTTGATGTTAATTAATTTGGATTTTTAAATAAAAAATATTATAATATATAGGTAAAATGATGAATCGAATCAAACAAATGTATAAAGACTTTTTTGGCTATCGACTTAATGAAGCTGCATATGTTCCATACAACATAATGGATTTTGCTAAAAATAAAGGACCTTATGCAGTAGCGCTTGTTAAGAAAGCAGCAACATGGGCAGAAAAGTCCGGCAAAAGAATCAGCGGCGGAACGGCTATTGGTAAAAATTATAGCACTATTATCTTAGATATGAAACATCAAGGAGCTGAAATTTATATTAATCTAGATAATGAAACTATTGAATTGTTTGGTGAAGAAGTTTATGATGCAAAATCATTTGCTCAAGTATTTAAAACTATGTCTGATACTAACAATATTATATTTTCAATTAATGACGAAAAATTAGATGATATATTGCAAGCAAATCATCGTAGAGAATTAGAATATAGAAAAGATGTAACGGGTGATGTATATTATATATTACCAATAAAAGAGTTTGATCGATTTATTGGTTATGCAGATTCTGCAGGATATGATGTAGATTATGAAAACTCAGAAAATTCAGTAATTTATGTTGCAGACGCTGAAATTAAATTACGTGAACAAAACACCGGAACAATTTCAACTAAAGATCCAAAGCAAGCTGAAGAACTTGCAAAAAAAGGAATCAACGTTAGTTTGTCAGAAGATGAATTAGACGAAGCTCAGCTTATTAATCATATGACTGATTATCGTGGAGGAGTTGAATATGTAGTACGTGATGTAGCAGAAGCACAATCAGTTTCACAAAATATTCAACAATGGGCTGAGAAAAAAGGATTTACTGTTGTTAACAAGAAAATTTCAAAATCAGGTCGAGTTGGATATTTTTATTTTAGACTAGGCGAAAACCCATCACAAGAATCACAAAAGATACAAGGATATATTTCACAAATGCCAAGTATTAAACATTTTAGATTTCGCGTAAGATCACAAAATTCTAGACCAACACAACCAGCACAACCAACGCCAGATATGGTATAAACAATTTATTAAACAAGTTATATGAGTAAAAAACAAAAACAACATCAAGCAATTGTCCCAGGCAATACATTAGCAGTAAAAGTTACCGGATCATCGCGAGAAGATTTAGCATATGCCCTTAAAGCATGGAAACGCAAAATAAAATCATCGGGAATTTTAGAAGAAGTAAAAGAACGAAAAGAATTTATTAAGCCTAGCGTCAAAAAAAGAAAACAATTACAAAATGCAAAATTTATGCAAATGGTAAGAGATTTACACGCAAATTAAAATTTAATTGATTTAAAATATAAGCCCCTTCTTAAAAAGTTGGGGCTTTTTTACTGATTTTTTATTTTTGCTTATATTTATTTTAGAATACGCTATTACAACATATATAGCGTTTATAGACAATTAAAATATTCTATTAAGATTTCAAATAATCTTATTTCCAAAAACAAATTTAAGGAGAAAAACTATGGCAAAATCAGATTTGCTAAAAGAAGCAATTGCCGACGCTCGTGCTGTTAAAGAAACTGCATTAGCAAACGCAAAAATTGCTTTACAAGAAGCATTCGCTCCCCGCTTAGAAAGAATGTTAGCTACAAAACTAACAAATGAAATTGAGGGTGAAGAAGAATTGCAAGAACCAAATTTGGATGATATGGGTGACGATGTCCCTGTAGAAGACGAAACAACAGACGGTGCTGTTGATTGGGTTGACAATGATATTTCATTCTCAGTAGGTGGAAACACTTATGATGCTGAGATTGATAATTCAATGGAAGACGAACCAGTTGCAGAACCAGAAATGGGTGGTGAAGAAGAAGCACCAATGTCAAATGACGAAATGTCAGACGAGTACAATGAAAACTATGAGATGGATGAAGATCTAAATCTTGAAGCAATCATTCGCGAGTTAGAAGGCGATTTAGACGAACCAGAAATGGAAGAACCAGAAATGGAAGAGCCAATGATGGAAGGCGAGGAATATGCTGAAGAAGACGATTCGGATATGAACATTGATGAAATCATTGAATCGATCCTACGTGAAGAAGAAGAAGATGTGCCTGCAGCAAAAGCAGACGATGAAGTTGAAGCAGTAAAAGAAGAATTGGAAGAAGCTTATAATACAGTTCGTCAATTGAAATCTATTATCAACGAAGTTAATCTTTTAAATGCAAAACTTCTTTACACAAACAAATTGTTTCGCAATTTTGAATTGTCAGAAAATCAAAAAATGAAAGTAATTGAAAATTTTGATAGAGCTGGTAATACAAGAGAAGTGAAATTAGTATTTAGTACGTTAGCTGAATCATTTAAACGTCCAACAACAAAGAAACGTGTAGTTAAGGAATCATATGCATCTAAACCAGTTGCAACAACGGCTCCTAAATCTACAAATATTATTAATGAAGGATTTGACCAAGCAGAACGATGGAAAAAATTAGCAGGATTGCTATAAACATTTTAAAAAAAAAGGAAAACAAAAAATGAGTATTTCAAATTTATTACAAACTAACGATTTCGTTCAAAGAAACAATGCTAAATTAGCAGTTTCTAAATGGGAGAAGACAGGTTTGTTAGAAGGTCTTAGAACCGAAACAGAAAAAGCCGGTATGGCTCAATTGCTTGAGAACCAAGCAAGACAACTAGTAAAAGAAGCATCATCTACAGGAACAACTGCAGGATCAGAAGAATGGGCAGGAGTTGCTCTTCCATTGGTTCGTCGTATTTTTGCTGAATTTGCTGCAAAAGAATTCGTATCAGTTCAACCAATGAACTTGCCATCAGGTCTAGTATTTTACTTAGACTTTAAATATGGTACAGCTCAACCAGGATTTGATAATGACAACAACAGCAGATCAGGTGATCCATTTGGTTCTCCTAACGCTGACGATTCATTGTTTGGTGTAACAAGCACAACGTTGGATCCATCAGGTGGTTTATATGGCGCAGGCCGATTTGGTTATTCAATCAATGAAACTTCAAGTGTAGTATTAGCAACAACGGCATCTGCCGCAACTGCTGGTTCAGGATCTGTTAACTTTGATGCTAGCTATACAGGAACATTGTCAGGTTACAGCGTTGTTTATGTAGCAGCAACCGCTTTATCAAGCTCTGATTTAACTGCAGTAAGATCATTTGTATTAACATCTGGTTCAAATATTACAGCAGCAATGAACGTTCCTGCATTTACAAAATACAATGCATCATCAGGTAATGTTGAATTCTTTATTTCAAAATCAGCAGGGATGAATGGTACAACAGGATATACTGTATCGTATAGCAAACAACCGCTTGATTATGCTAGAGGTGATTTTGAAGACAACAAAGGATCAGCAGGCGCAGGAACATCAGGCTTGAATGCTGATATTGACATTCCAGAAATCAACTTGGAAATGCAATCAGATCCAATCGTTGCCAAGACTCGTAAGTTGAAAGCAGTTTGGACTCCAGAATTTGCTCAAGATTTAAATGCTTACCATTCAATTGATGCTGAAGCTGAATTAACTTCAATGTTGTCTGAGTATGTATCCATGGAAATCGATTTAGAGATCTTAGATATGTTAATCTCTGCAGCACCAACAACTGAATATTGGTCAGCATTGAACAACAACTTCTTCAACTCAGCAACTAACACATTCGTTCAATCGGGCGCAGGTGCAGCAACATCTTTAGGTGATGGATATTACAACACACAAGGTGGTTGGTTTCAAACATTAGGTACAAAACTTCAAAAAGTATCTAATAAGATTCACCAAAAAACTTTAAGAGGTGGTGCGAACTTCTTAGTAACTAGTCCAGCAGTAGCAACAATCCTTGAGTCTATCCCAGGATTTGCAGCTGAAACAGATGGCACTAAGATGGAATTTGCAGCAGGTGTACAAAAAATTGGTGCAATTAATAACCGATACACTGTATACAAAAACCCATACATGACAGAAAACATAATCTTAATGGGATTCAGAGGAGCACAGTTCTTAGAAACAGGAGCAGTATTTAGTCCTTATATTCCATTAATTATGACTCCGTTAGTATACGATCCAGTTAACTTCACTCCACGTAAAGGTGTTATGACACGTTACGCGAAGAAAGTAGTTCGTCCAGAATTCTACGGAAAAGTATATGTTCATGGTTTAAATGCAATTTAATAGTTAGTTAATTAATTTAATTACTAGTTAAATAATTAAAGGAATGAAAAGGGGTGGCTTCGGTCATCCCTTTTTTACTGTACAAATATTTATAATAAAGGAAAAATATATATGGCAGTTCCAAGAAATAAATATTCAATGCAAGCTATCATTCGTTATGACGGACGTTTGGTTGATGTTCTAGATCGAATTCGAGCAATCCGTTTAGTACTTATGGTGCATATTGAACAAGATTTAGGAAAAAATAAAGAATTAATTACAATCAAAGTTATGACTCCTTATCCAGCCCGCGAAACATTTAAAGCAATTCGACAAATGGCCTTAGGAAAAATTGAAACATGTAAAGACATAACTTTACAAGAATCTACACTTACAAAATTATCTTAATTAAATTAAATTATGGCTACACTAAACAAGGAAAAAACTCCACCGAAAACTGAAATTAAATTTTCAATTACATTATCTGAAGAACAAAAATTAGCAAAAGCAAAAATCATTGAAACACCTTTTAATTTTATTTTAGGAGCAGCTGGTTCAGGCAAAACATTGTTAGCAGTTCAAATAGCATTGGACATGTTTTTTAAACGAAGAGTCAATAAAATTATAATAACAAGACCTACAGTATCAAATGAAGATAATGGATTTTTGCCAGGATCACTTAATGAAAAGATGGAGCCATGGTTAGTTCCAATTCGTAGTAATATGCGTAAAGTTTACAATAAACCAGAATTACTAGAAAAAATGGAAAAGGAAGAAAATATTGAACTAGTTTCATTAGCACACTTTCGAGGAAGAACATTTGATAATGCTGTTTGTATAGTAGATGAATTTCAAAACTTGACAAAAGAACAATTAAAAATGGTATTATCTAGATTAGGTAAAGACAGTATCATGATTTTATGTGGCGACAAATATCAAGTAGATTTAAAATTTAAAAATGATTCTGCAACTCACGAAGTTCCAAAACTACGAGATTCAATTTGGGTCAATGAAATTGTTTTATTGGATAATCATCGACATGAAGCTTTACATGATATTTTATCTCGTTTAAATGATTAACAACAATATTTATATAAAAGGAACAAATAATGGATTACAGCACAAATAAACCAATCTGGCCCGGAAGTTCATCTTTCACAACAGGATCTACGCCTTTTGGATTTTTTGATACTGATGCCATGTTCCAAAAACATGCAGATAGCTTCGCAAAATATGCTGCTCAACATATTGGATATCCGATCATGGATATTGAACTTTTAGATATAAACTTCTATACAGCATTTGAAGCATCTGTAATGGAATATTCAAATCAAGTTAATCAAGTTAACATTGTTAACAATTTGATGAATACATTGGGTATTCAAACAGGCTCCGGATTTATGTCAGGTTCAAGCTTCACGGGACAACAAATAGGTAATTCATTTGGATACATATCAAAACTATCAAAAGCATATGGCACAGAAGCTGATTCGGGAGGAACAGCAAAGTGGTATAAAGCTAAAGTAGATATGATTCCGGGACAACAGACATATAGTATTCGAACCGCAGTATCTAAATCTTTAGGAATTAATTTAACAAATACTAGTTCAATTGAAATTAAACGAGTGCTTCACAATCCACCGCCAGCAATTGTTAGATATTTTGACCCATTTGTTGGAACTGGATTAGGTTCTCAACAATTACTTGATTCATTTGGATTTGGTGGAATGTCTCCATCAATTAGTTTCATGATGATGCCAATACATGCAGATTTATTGAGATTACAGGCAATTGAATTTAATGATCAAATACGTAAGTCACACTACACTTTTGAAGTACATGGAGATGATATCAAATTTTGGCCGGTACCGACATCAGGAACAGGTTCAGCATCGTCAACAATATTTTATGGATCTGTATGGTTTGAATTTTTATTTGAAGAAGATAAAAACAATGATGCACTTTTATTCGGCAATACAGCTCTTATAAACGGGGCAGTAAGTGACGCATCAAATATACCATATACATATCAAACATACAGTAGCATTAATGATATGGGGCGTGCGTGGATTATAAAATACGGATCAGCATTAGCAAAAGAAATGTTAGGATTTGTACGTGGAAAATATAGTTCAATTCCTATTCCTAATTCAGAAATAACATTAAACGGCTCAGAATTAATATCACAAGGTCAAACTGAAAAAGGTGAATTAATAACTCAACTACGAGAATTTTTAGATAAAATGACCAAAGAGCAAATGCTAACAAGACAAAATACAGAAGCAACTCAAATGAATGAAATTCTTGCAAAAGTTCCATTAAAAATTTATGTTGGATAACGGAGAACACTTATGGCACTATTTGGAGGAATTAGAGATGCTCGATTTTTAGCTGCAGTTAATTCGGAATTGCTTAATTCAATTATTGATACTGAAATTGAGTTTTTTAAATTAATAGTAGAATCTAGCAATTCAAATATATATGGCGAATCAGAATCAAAAGCATTCAATGATTCTATTTTGATTCCATGTTTAATTACCAAAGAAACAAAAACAGCAAACATGGATGATTTTGGTCATTCATATACAAGAACAGCACAATTTGCAATATCACGAGATATTTTAGAACGAGCTTCATTTTTTCCTGAAGTTGGAGACATTGTATTTTGGGACAATGAATATTATGAATTAGACAACATTGATGCAAATCAATACTTTGCAGGAAAGAATCCAGAAACATGGCCAAATGGATCACAACATGGTTACAGTGTTTCTGTATTATGTGAATCTCATGCAACAAAACAAACACCGCAAGGAATTAAAGATATACGACGAGGCGGAAATAATAATTCGCCGGCATATAAAGGATATTAATGCCTAGATTGAATAGACAGGATATTGATCGTAAAACCAATAAACCTAATCCAAAACAAACGGAAGGGGTATCTAACGATTCAATTTTAAATCGGGCAGAACAATTGCGACGCGACGATGATATAATTCGTACGCCAAAACGTACAACATATGATATTGATCATGCAATTAAATGGTTTATAGAAAATGAAATACAACCACAACTAGAAACCAACAATCAAACAATTCCAGTCCCGGTAATATTTGCTGCCGGAGAGAAATGGGATAATGTACGTCGTTTAGGTTATATGCGAGATGAAAAAGGAATGATTCAATCTCCAATGATCATGTTAAAACGAAACAGTGTATCGGAACGAGACTCAGTTAAATCATTGGATGTGAATCGACCTCAATCTGAAAACGTGCGGATCTATCAAACAAAATACAATGAACGCAATCGGTATGAAGATGATTTATTTCCAATACCAACCAATCAACCAAATGAATCTATTAAAGTTTATGTTGTAGACATTCCTAAATATGTAACAATTGAATATGATATGATGTTGTGGTGTGATTTTACAACACAAATGAATTCATTGGTTGATCAAATTTTACCATACGGTCGATTTGCTTGGGGAAATGAACAAAATCGTTTTACTACTACAATTGGAAGCATAAGTTTCGAAACAGTTAATACGGTGGGAGAAGATAGATTGGTTCGAGCAACTATTCCATTAACTGTATTAGGAACATTGTTATCAGAACAAGAAGCACGACGTTCAACTTTAAAGAAAATGTATTCAATTAAAAAATTAACATTTGAACAAGTGATTGATATTGAATCAGATATATTTAGCACAACAATTGTGCCAGCACAAATAATTCAAGCACAAAATATTATTAATAGTGGCGGAACTGTTATTGTTAGTGGTGGAGGAAGCTCTACTACAATTGATTCTGCAGTATTATTATATTTAACAGAATTATCAGATAAACAAGCAACATGGGCAAGTACAACTACAGTTACTATACCATACGCAGTAGGATTAAACCCAGCAACAATGTTAGCAGCAACTAAAAATGAATTCAATGTTTATGTTAACGGTCAATATATTGATAAAGCAGTATATGCATGGACACCAACTTTAACAACACAATCAATTGTATTTGATACCAGCATATTAGGATACACACTAGATGCTACAGACACAATAATTGTAAATGGGAGATGGGCATAATGGCAAGACAATTTAAACCAGGTCAATTACAAACCGGATCCTTATTCAATATATCTTCCTCTTACGCATTAACAGCCTCTTTTGCGTTAAACGGAGGAAGCGGAGGCAGCTCATTCCCATACACCGGATCAGCAAGAATTACAGGTTCATTAGTAGTTACTGGAAGTGTTAAAGCAACTGCCGGATTTACTGGATCACTACAAGGTACTGCAACCTTTGCTAATGCTACAAATACATCCTTCTATGCAGATACAGCAAATAGTGCAGCATTTGCAGCAGCTCCATCAGGTGATTGGGTTCCTGCAAAACCAGACGGTGGTGGTTTTTCACAATACAATTTAGGATCACCCGAATCCGCATGGAATCATTTATATATCAGAGATCGTACTATATTCTTTTTGTCAGAAAGTATTGGAGCTCCAACAATATCTAGTAGTCTTAGTGTTGAAGAAGATCCGGATGGATCCTCTCGTTTTATATTAGGTACTAAAGAGCCAGGTAGTACAAAGAAAAACATAGTTATATCAGATAAAGGAGCATCCTTAGCTATAACTGCTTCATATGCATTAACGGCTTCTTATGCCCAAAATGCACAAACTGCATCATTTTTTAGTGGCTCAGCATCAAATGCAGTAAGTGCTTCATATGCATTAACGGCTTCTTATGCCCAAAATGCACAAACTGCATCATTTATTAACCCAACGTTTATATCGCAATCTGCAGCTGCTAGCGGATTTGGTGCAGGGGTTACATATGTGTCTGCTAGCAATAATCCATTAAATGAAATTGAAGTAGCTGATTATGATAGCAACGTAGCTGTAACATTCGTTAACGGAAGACTTAAATTTATATTTGGAACACCTACAGTACCATCGGCCCCAGTAGCTTCTTTTAATAGCACATTTGCAACGGATAGATTTAATCAGGTATTCGATGCTTATACGGTTACGGGAACAATAGCAGTAGGTGGATATACTTTAATAAGTGCATCACTATACGAAGGTGGTGTTTTATTAACAAGTACTGGATCACTAGCAACTCAATTAGTTTATAACACAACTACAACTGGAAGTCATACATATAGTCTGCAAGTAACTGCATCAAGTCCGTTAGACAATACGTTGAACATGCAATCAACTACACTTACAGGATCCTTATCAAAAACCAACCCAGGATCACCAACAATTACACCAACAGCAACTGTTCAACTAGGCTCAACATCAAACCAAATAGAACAAGGAGCTACAGGTAGTATTTCATTTGTATCAGCTTCTGGAACAGCAAATGGTTGGGTTCATAATTTTACTTCAACAAATGTAACATCACCTATATTTGTAACTGGTTCTGCAACTGGATCAAGTTCAATAACCGCAACTGCAACATCCTATTATTCCTCATCAGGAGTATTAGGATCTGACAATAGTCCAGCATTGACAATAACATCTTCAAACTCATTCACATATACAAAGATTAGAAGTTTAAGATATGGAGCATCAGCGGCAACAGCGTTTACATCTACAGAGTTAGAAAATTTAGCTACATGGGATACTGCTCTAGGTGGTACAGTTGGAACTATATCGAAAGGAACAACAACAGCAAGTGGAGCAACATTAACAATAACTTGGACCGGCGACAAGTATCATTATATAGTATATAATAGCTCACTAGCAAGTTTAACAAACATAACAACGGGTGGATTTGGTGTACTTGGTTCATTCACACTAACAACAGTAGGTCAATATAAAGTATATAGATCAAACACACTACAAGCCGGCGGAGCAGGAACAAGTATAACATACATATTAACATAAGATAAAAGATGGCAATTATATTACCTAGTGGGTTTAACATTACTAACGTCGATCCGATTGATGCAAGGTTTTCGGTTTCAAACCAAACCGCGCGTCTAGGATTTTCTGCTGCTAATGTCTACGAGGGGTTGGTGGTATATCAACAAGATACGAATGAGCTTTATGTTTTAACAGATACCGGTAGCTATAACTCAAACGCAGGATGGACATTAGTTGGTGCAGGAGCCGGAGGTACCTTTATAGCAACCGGAAGTGTTACTGCAAGTGTTGATGTATCCGGAGATATTTTTATTATTAGATCCGCAAGCTACAATCCATTCACAGTGTCAGGCACTGGGTTGACAACTATATCTGGAAGTGCTGCTAACCTATTCTTAATTAAGAATGCTAGCAATCAACCCGTATTAACCGTATCACAAAGTGGTGTGTTAACTTTAGCAACGTCATCAGTCGAATTAACCGGAACAGCTCCAAATGGAGCAATATATTTCACATCAAACTCATTATTTGTAGGATTAGATTAAAAATTAAACAAGTATCATATTTATTAAAAAAAGGAAAACCATACCATGGCAGAATGGAAAAAAGTAATAGTCTCGGGTAGTACCGCCCAATTAGCAACATTACAAGTTGGTTCAAACCAACAAATTACAAATTTACAAGCAACTACATTTTTAACAGGATCGTTTACGGGTTCATTTAAAGGCGATGGATCAGCATTAACAGGCGTTTTAGCAACATCATTAGATATCGATGCATTTGGTTCAGACTTAACAGGTATTACTGTTGTAGCAACCGACAAATTACCTTTATCAGATGCAGGTACTGAAGGTCGTATTAACGTAGGTCAATTAGCTACTCCATTAGCAGGTACAGGATTAGAAGCCAATTCTAATACAATTCGTATTGCTGCTGCAGCAGCAGGAAATGGTTTAACCGGTGGAGCTGGATCTGCATTAGCAGTTGGAGCAGGTACACACATTACCGTTAACACTGATGACATTGCAGTTAATACAGCAACGTTAATACCAGCAATATCTGGTTCAATTTTAACTACAGTATCAGGCGATATCGCAATTACAGCATTAGGTGTTGCAACGATACAAGCTAACTCAGTAGCATTAGGTACTGATACAACTGGAGATTACGTTGCTAGCATTACATCAGGTGCTGGTTTAACGGGTGGTGCATCTGGAGAAGGCTCAACACCGACTCTAGCAGTAGGAGCTGGTACGCACATCACTGTCAACGTTGATGATGTAGCAGTTAACACCACAACATTAATACCTGCAATTTCAGGATCTATCTTAACAAATATTTCTGGAGATATTACAATTACCGCAGCTGGAGTTTCTTCAATTGGAACGGGAGTAATTGTTAATGCAGATGTTAATGCAGCTGCAGCAATTGCATATACAAAATTAAATTTAGCTTCTTCTGGTATTGTTTCAGGATCAACTTTAGCAGCAGGTTCAGGTCAAGGTACACATACATTAACTACTAACGGTGTCAGCTCAGGTGATATTACAGCAACTGGATTAGGAACAGCAGGAACACCAACATTTGCAGGTTTAACAATTACCAATGGTAACATTGCAATAAACAATGGTACTTCAACCGCTCTTACTACAACAGGTACAACTGCAGCAGTATTCAATACAACAGCTACAACCGTTAACGCATTTGGAGCAGCAACTACGTTAAATTTAGGTGCCGCAACTGGTACAACAACAGTTGGAAACAGCTTAGTAGTAACCGGAGACTTATTTGTTAACGGAACAACTACACAAGTAAACACTACAGACTTACTAGTTGAAGATAAGTTTATTATATTAGCATCCGGATCTGCAACAGCAGGTGATGGTGGTATTATAATTGACCGCGGATCAGATGGTGCAGGAAATATTGCATTTGGTTTTGATGCAACAACAGATCGTTGGGGTTATCAAAACGGATTGACAGATTCAACCAATGCAATTGTTATTGGAACAAACGGCAACTCAGCATTTGCAGGATATGTATTTACAGAAGCTGATCACACTGCAACAAAACCAACTACGGGTGAATTTGTACAAGCAGGAGCAATATATACAAATACAGATGGAACAATTTGGATGTATGCATAAAATTCTATATATTAACTAAAAAAGGTTATAATGAGTATTCTTTCTAAAATAATAGGCGAATCAAAGCAACCGGCGGTTGAAACAAAAAATCAATTGGTTCAAGAAGAATTAGAATTTGTTTTAAATTCTTTAAAAGATGTAACAATCGCCGGTTCGCAAGTTGAAATGTTTTATAATCTTGTAGTTAAATTACAAAATCAATATATAGAACAATCCAAATAAACAAACATGAATATTTTTTCAATTGAACTAACATTGCCTGAAATTCAGACATTGCGACAATCTCTAGATGTTATTACTATTGCAGGAAAAGATGCACAGTTTTTAGCTGCATTGCAAATCAAATTAGAATCTGAGATTCAACAAATTGCAAACATGCAGTCTGCACCTCAACCAAAGAAATCTAGATAACCCATATTTATAATAAATAACTTGTTGTTGGCCGCAAGGAAGTAGGCGCACACACGGCATAAGTGTATGTATCTAACCGCAACATAATTAAGATATAGTATGCCAGCATGGAAACGCGTCATAGTATCGGGATCTGATGCAACCCTCACCTCTGTAACAGCAACTGCCGGATTTACCGGTTCATTATTTGGTACCGCTTCATTTGCTCAAACAGCATCATATGTTAACCCACTAAACCAGCAAATTCTATTATCTGGTAGTTTAAAATTTGACCCAACACAAGATCCAGACCCATTAGGTATTGATTTAGATTCAACAGTTTTATTTCAAAGCAGTTCCAACACGGCATTAGGATATGATCTATATGTTCGTCAAAATGGAAATCTTGTAAAATGGAAATGGATTGAAGGTACTTTAGAAACTGGATTATTATATGGAGGAGTAGTTACCTATAGTGGAAGTAATGTTTTTGTTTCTCCTGGTAGTGGTATTATAGCGGATCATAACCCAACAACTGGTTCCGAAGCTTCACCTATGATAGAGTACGTTACTTGGAATGCAATCACACAAAGTATTACAAATATTGCAACTCAACAAGTAACTTATTTATATATTGATAATAATGGAACTTTACAACAACAATCAACTAGATTTACATCACAACAATACCACGATTATATACCATTAGGGGCCGTAGGTCATTTTGATTATACACAGGTATCTGTATTTGGTGGTGGAGTGCAAACCGCATATGATCAAATATCACAAATATCAAATTTCATAGATGCATTTGGACCATTAAAGATGTCAGGATATGGGTTGACGGGTCAAGCAGGTAGTTTAAGATTATCTGTCGGGTCTGGTACTTCTTTTATACATGGTGGATTTTATCAAAATGATCCTGAGTTTCCATCCCAAATAACAACACCATTACAAACAACGGCTAGCATGGCTTATGTATATAGATCGGGTTCGGGTGTAAGATTTGATACAAATGGAGGCAACTTATACACTCAATTAAAACCTGGATTTTATGATCCCGGAACAGGTGTTACTGGTTCTGTTTCAAACAATGATTGGACTATACAACGAGCATATTCTGATCCCAAAACCGGTGTATTGTATGTTTACTTTGGTCAAAATATATACCCGGATTTTTTAACAGCAGTTGCAAACATATCAGCAGACTCGTTCACTGAAGGATCTACATTTGATTTTACTACTTTTGTTGGTTTTCTTATATTAAAAAGCAATGAAACCGATATAACAGCAGCCGATAATAAGATTGTATCTGCTGGGTTATTCCGCGGTTCTGGTCAAGGTAGCGGTGGAGGAATAGCAATATCTAATTTACAAGATTTAACAGATGTCTCAATCGTTGGTCCTACAAATGGGCAAGCACTTATATATAATAGTGGAACATGGGTAAATGGAGTACCAACAAGTGCATCATTTGCAACACAAGCACTAAGTGCTTCCTATGCACCATCCACACCTGCGTTTCCATTCACAGGATCCGCTCAAATAACAGGATCTTTAGGAGTAACAGGATCATTCAATCAAGCATCTGCATCTTTAGCATCAGGCCTATTTGCTTATGCTCAAGGATTTGCTGTTACAGCCTCCGGAATATATTCACACGCAGAAGGTCAAGCAACAATAGCAGATGGATTATATTCACACGCAGAAGGACAAGAAACATCGGCAACCGGAGCATCATCACACGCTGAAGGTTATGCTACATTAGCACAAGGCAACTATTCACACGCAGAAGGTCGAGAAACAACCGCCACCGGAGATTTTTCACACGCAGAAGGCAATTTTACAGTAGCATCTGGAGATTATCAGCACGTACAAGGTCAATTTAACCAATCATCCTCAGCACAAAGTGCATTTATTGTAGGTAATGGAACAGGAACCGGAGCACTTCGATCAAACTTAATCTTTGCTTCAGGTTCACAAGTTCAAATAACAGGTAGTGTTATTGCAACTGCAGGATTTACAGGATCATTTACAGGATCATTGTTTGGAGGAGCATTAACAGCAGTAACAGCTTCATATGTAGCAACAGCTCAAAATGTAACAGTATCTCCAAGTAGTTCTGCAGCTATTGTAGATGCAGCAGGAAATCATAAATTTTATCCTTTGTTTGGAGCCGTGAGAAATGATGGCAATTTTACCAACGTAATTACATATGCTAACTCTGGTAGTTTTCAATACATAATGGGTACAAATACCTTAACAGTTACATCATCCTACGCTAATCAAGCATTAAGTTCATCATTTGCAGTAAGTGCATCTAGAGCAGTAAGCTCAAGCTTTGCAACAACGGCTTCTTTTGCAGTAAGTGCATCTAGAGCAGTAAGCTCAAGCTTTGCAACAACTGCTTCATATGCCACGGTTGCACAAACAGTTTTAAATGAATCATCATTTGCATTACTAGGATCTCCCAACAACTTTACTAGTGCTCAAACAATAACAGCAACATTAAATCAAGGTAATAGTACAAATACAGGAACTACTAAAGCATATTCTTGTGATATATCAAGCGGTGTTGTAACTTTAAATGCTCTACTATATGGAGATGTAACTGCAGATTTCAATGTAGATGATCAATTGTTAATATATGATGCACCATTTGATAATAACTATGGTATCATAACATCAAAAATAGCGTCAGTAATTTATGATGGGTTTGTTACTTTTAGTACTATTATAACCTTGTATGATACTTCAATTAGTACTACTACAGCATATGTTGGAGATCTTACCCTAGGCGTATCAAATTGGCTCGGAGATCAAACAATACCTGCAAGTTATTCACACGCAGAAGGTTCTGGCACAACAACATTAGGAGATTACTCACACGCAGAAGGTGCTAATACAAACGCATTAGGATCATATTCACACGCGGAAGGTAATAACACAATAGCACAAGGTGATTACCAACATGTACAAGGAGCGTATAATATAGCATCATCAGCTCAATCAGCGTTTATAGTAGGTAATGGTACAGCAGATGGTTCGAGATCAAATCTTATATTTGCATCTGGATCTCAAGTACAAATAACTGGATCTTTAACAGTATCTGGATCAAGCACATTTACAAACATAGGTCCTGCCGTATTTAGTGGAAGTGTTGCGTCGACTGCCGGCTTTACTGGATCATTGCAAGGTACTGCTTCATTTGCTTTAGCAGTAGCAGGAGGTGGCGGCGGAGGTGACACAACAGCTGTTGAAGCACAGTTTTATTTTTTAATGTAATAACGATATGGCTAAAAAAGACAATAATGGATATATAGGTAATCCAACACTAGGACTTGATAATCAAGGTATAATATCTAGAAACAAAAATTTTGATACTAGATTTTTTACACAAAATGATGCATATTCTAATGACACAAATCTAATGTCAAGTCCTCCTTATATTGATACCACCCCACTTTTAACCGGGTCTGCAACAGGAGGAGGTTCTGGCTCGATTGCTACCGCATCATTATCAAACGGGTCAATAGCCAACATGATAACATATAAGGGCGGTACAGGATATCCTGTTTTGTTTCAAAACACTACAATGAGTTTTTCTGGAGGCGGCGGTCAAGATGCTGCAGCATATGCATCTACTGTCACCGCTCAAGGTGTTATAACTGTAGTTGCTCCCCTCTACTCAATTCAAGATGTAATTATAGCAGATGCCGGAGGGCCATACACCTCACCTCCAACATTATCCTTTTCAACCCCCGCAGTAACCAATATCACTTGGAGACCACATATAACTGCAACAGGAACAGCTACAATAACAAATGGACGTGTAACAGGTGTTACTATTACAACATCAGGTAGCAATTATATTTCTACATCTTTTCCAACAATAACAGTAAGTGGCGGAGGGTTAGCAGCTGGAGGAACACACGCTGTGCTAGTACCTGTAATACGTTGTGGTAGAGGATATACTTCAAATCCAACTTTAACAATAACAAGTCCTACTGGAACCGGAGCAGTTATATCATCATCTCTTATAGCCGGAATAGGTTCTATTGATATTATAAATGGGGGTGGTGGATATACTACTCCACCAACTGTACAAATACAAGGAGCAGCCTTACAAGACACATCAGCAACTGCAGTATTATCTGGAAACACAGTATCAACAATATCTGTTACATCTGGTTCATCACGTTTTTCAACTGCACCTACAATTAATATAAGCGGCGGTTTGCCACCACTTCCTGCAATATCTAACAACCAAATAGTGGCATGGTGTAGGGTTTATAACAATAACTCAAATTTTGTTGGGTTACAACTTTCAACAAATGGAGGTGGAGGATACTTGGTTAATTGGGGAGATGGTACTTCAAACAATTATAATTCAGGTGCAACTGGATCAAAACAATATACAACTGATTCATACGCAGCCTTAACAAGCTCAATATATTCAGTAGCTGACTTATACAAACCAGCTTTAATTACTGTAACTTTATCAGGCAGTGCTACAAGTTTTAGTACTGTCAATTTTACCACTCGACCAACACTATCAACAGGATCCTTAGTTAACGGCAGCCATAATAACTGGAAGTCAATTAAAATGTCCGGTAATCTAGTTACGTCAGTAGTGCTGAGTCAGAGTAGCACCTCCTCTTTATCACTAGGGCAATTAGAAAGATTTGAGTATTCTGGATCAAATAGCATATCGAACTTTACCGCCATGTTCATCAACCTTCAAAATTTAGTAGAAATTGTATCCCTTGATACAAGAAACGCTACCACTTTTAGCAACACGTTTCAACAATGTAACAACTTGCGAAAACTCCCTCCATTAGATCTTATTAATGCAGGTTCAGCTATAAACATGTTTAACGCATGTCCTAACCTTAGAGAAATAACACTATTAAACTCTCAAAATGTAAATAATTGGTCAAATGCTTTTCAAGGATGTTTAACACTGCAAAAAATAAATGCTACATTTAGTAGTGCTGTTACATCCTATAGTAGTACATTTGCTAGTTGTTATGCTTTAGAAAAACACCCTCCTTTAAATGTTAGCAACAATACTAGTTTCAGTGCTACATGGCAAAACTGCTTTAGTTTAAAACAAGTTAAATTTATTGGCACTACTTCAAAAGTTACTTCTTGGTTTGCTGCGTTCAACAACTGTTACCAATTAGAATCATTACCATCAACGTTGAATCTAAGTGCAACTACAACGTTGACAAGTATGTTTACCGGCTGTTCGTCACTTAAAACATGTCCAATTTTTACAAACACACGTAATTTAACAGGTATAAATTCAATGTTTTCATCTTGTAGGAGTTTAGTAACCATACCATGGTTTGATACAGTAACTGTGACAAGCGCAACCTCACTATTTTCCAGTTGTACATCATTAAGATCTATACCAAAATTAAATTTTGCTAGGATCACAAGCTGTGATAGTATGTTTTCAAGTTGTACTAGTTTAGTATCAGTTCCTGCACTTGAAACTTCTAATGCAACAAGTTTTGCGTCCATGTTTACAAGTTGTGGTATCAAGGAAGCACCATTTCTTAATACATCTAAAGGAACTAATTTTTCGCAAATGTTTCAAAGTTGTACTAATTTATTAAAAGTCCCGGCTTATGATTTAGGAGAAGCTACAAGTGTACAATCTATGTTTAGTGGTTGTACAACACTTACAACTATACCAATTTTTAATTTAACTAAATGCATTAATATGTCCGGCATGTTTAATGGATGCACTTCATTAAGATCAGTACCATATTTAGATACTGCAGTAGCTACATCGTTTGCTTCTCTGTTTGCAAATAACACTGCATTAGTAGATGTTGGTGGTTTTAATTCATCCAAAGTAACTGATTTTGGTAGTTGTTTCGCTAACTGTCCGCCACTACAAAATATTCCATTAATGGATACATCTCGTGGAGTTTTTTTCTCCAACATGTTTCAAGCCGGCGGCACTACTGAAATCCCGGCATTAAATATGACTTCTAGTGCAGCTATTGGCAACCTAGGTAGTGGTAACTTAAGAAGAATGCGCGCAACCGGAATGAATGCTAGCTTTGATGTTTCAAACAATCTTTTAGATTCAATAGCATTAAATGAAATTTATACCAATGCATCTGCAACAGGTGCAGGAAAAACCATTACAGTTACTGGTAACTGGGGTACAGCAAATGATACTCCATCAATTGCAACAGCAAAAGGATGGGCTGTAACAGGATAATTGTACTAAATAAAGAATATAAACACATTAGAATATTTATAATAAATAAAGAATATGGATACACCAGGATTTTATAAAGTAGACCCAAGCGGAATAGTAATATATGGCCCTAACTATATATTCGGGCCTCATGACCAATACAAACTGCTAAAAGAAGAAAAAGATACTTATACATATCCAATAGATGGATGGTATTGGTTTGACACAGAACAAGAAGCTTATGAATTTTTTCAAATAGAATGGTATCCTGAAGTATACACAATGGGACTATCTAAACCTTTATTAATCGAAACAAACAATATACAAAATAATGGCTAATACTTACAAAATAAACGCAAACAAACTTAACGCAAGTGGTTTTACAACAATTTACACAACACCCTTAGGTACAACTACTCTTGTAAAAAGTTTATACATTGCAAATGTATCTTCTAGTGGAGTTACCATAGATGTTATTTTAAACAAGAGTGGATCTGCTACTAATTTTTATTTAATTTCAGGATCATCCGTTCCGGTTCAAGCATCATTTCAACCTATATCAGATACAATAGCATTACAGACCGGTGATTCACTAAAAATTAGTACACCATTTCAAAGTGGTTCTGACACACTATTATCTTATATGGAAATAACTTAAACCATACATAATACTTGGATTATCATGATAAATTACATATATTAAAATAAAAAGGAAACAAGTTATGACCAAAAAACTGGACATGGAACATCTAGATGAAATTCAACAATTACGTGAAGAATTTGCAAAGAATACAAACATTCTAGGAAACATTGTATTAGAACAATATGCAACGGAATCTAGATTAAAAACAATTGATTTAGAAAAACAACGCTATTTAGATCAATTTGAAACCCTACAAAAACAGGAATCTGCATTGCTAGAAAAAATGCGTGAGCGTTATGGCGAAGGCCAAATTGATATTGCTGAAGGAACATTTACTCCAAATGCATGATGTTTGACACTAAACAATCATATTTATAATAAAATAAAACAAGGAGTATATTAATGGCAGAAAGAATAGTTTCAGCAGGCGTATTTACAAATGAAGTAGATCAATCGTTTTTAGCTGGCGGCATTGCACAAATCGGTGCAGCAATTGTAGGACCAACAGTAAAAGGTCCTGCACTAATTCCTACACAAATAACTTCGTTCGGCGATTTTACGGCAATATTTGGATCATATACAGATGATTCATATGTACCATTCGTTGTACAAGACTATTTGAAGAATGGAAATGTAATTACAGTAACAAGATTATTGTATGAAGATGGGTATACATTAGCTGCTGGAGCCTTAGCAATTATTGCTAAATCAGGTTCGGGTGCCGGAGCGGTACAAGTTGTAACTCATGTGCTTCATCCAACCAATCCGGTTGCATATGTTGCAACAAATTTATTTGAAAAATCGGTATTAAGCAATTTAGGTTCTGGTTCATTCACAATCAAAGTTTCAGGATCATATACTCCAAGCCCAGACTTTGCATCAGATGCAACGTCGGCAATTAGTTGCTCATTAGTATCATCAACAAACAATTACATACAAAAGAAATTTGGGTCATCTCCTAAATCAGTAGATTATCCAGTATATGTGCAATATGAAAATGCTAATGCATCTGCATTGTTTAACAACCTAGGCGATGTTACCATGGAATTAGCATCAGCATCAAGTTATGCATTTGCACAAGGATTTCAAGCAGCAGCAACACCAATGATCACATCACAAAAAATTGGCACAACTGTTAAAAATTTATTTCAATTTTATACAATCTCACATGGCACATCAGTTAACACCGAAGTTAAAGTTGGTATTAGAAATATAAGAACTGCTGCTGAAGTTGCTGATCCAAATGGATATGGAACATTTACAATAGAAGTTCGTCGAGTAAATACTGCAAATATTCCAAATTCTCCATATTCATCTAATGATACAGATCGCCAACCGGATATTATTGAAACATTTAACAATGTTAATTTAGATCCAAACTCATCAAAATATATTGGTCGCGTAATTGGTGATAGATATAGCACAATTGATACTGCAGGTAACTTGATTGTTAATGGAGATTATCCAAACATGTCTCGTTTCATTCGTGTAGCAGTTGATGCTGGAGTATCTAATGCAACTAATGCAAAAACATTGGTACCATTTGGATTCCGTGCAATGAATGCACCAATTCCATTAATGTCTGGGTCATTGAATTTGAATGCAACATCATATGCAACATCACAAGTACCTTCATCATCATCATATTACTCAAACAATTATTTTGGATTTGATTTTACCAATTTAAACAATTTAAATTATTTAGCTCCACTTCCAACAACAGGAGCAAATACAGGAAGCAATTCTGATTTCTATCTTGGAAATGTATCACAAAATGCTGAAGCAGCTTTCCCAACAGCAACACCATATTCAGGGTCATTAGAAACTGCATTGACTGCTGGAACATTTACAACAAATGTTGCATTATCAACACGTAAATTTATTGTTGGATTCCAAGGAGGTTTTGATGGCACTCGTCCAAACTTAGCTAAATTTTCCGGCGAAGATATTACAGCGGCAAATACATTTGGATTTGATTGCTCCGGGACTGGTACAAGTGGAACAACATCATATAATAAAGCATTTGCATTGTTAGCAAACACTGATTATTATGATATGAACATGTTAATTACACCGGGTATTATTGACAGTCTGCACAGTGTAATAACAAGTGCAGCACGCAATTTGTGTGAAACTCGTCAAGATACATTTTATGTGATGGATTCAAATGAATTAACAGATTCTGTAAGTCAGGTTGTCAGTCAAGCAACAACTTTAGATAGCAATTATACTTCAACTTATTGGCCTTGGGTAAGAATTTTAAACCCAGCTAAAAATGTTCCATTATGGGTACCGCCATCAGTAGTAGTTCCGGGAGTATTGGCATTTAATGATGCAGTAGCTGCACCATGGTATGCACCAGCAGGTTTAACAAGAGGTGGTTTAACAAGTGTATCTGATACGTATATGAATTTATCACAAACAATGCGTGATTCATTGTATGAGGCCCGTGTTAATCCTATTGCGAACTTCCCTAACGAAGGACAAGTGATTTGGGGTCAAAAGACTTTACAGGCTCGACCAAGTGCATTAGACCGCGTAAATGTACGTCGATTATTGATCACAGTTAAGAAATTTATTGCTTCTTCAACTCGTTATTTGGTATTTGAACAAAACACAGATGCAACTAGATTAAGATTCTTGAGCATAGTTAATCCATATTTAGATCAAGTAAAAGCTAAACAAGGTATTTACCAATTTAAAGTGATTATGGATCAATCAAATAACACAGCAGATATGATTGACCAAAATATTTTATACGGACAAATACTTATTCAACCGACTCGTACGGCTGAATTTATTATTTTAGATTTCAATATTCAACCAACTGGAGCAAGTTTCCCGGAATAGTAGAATAAACATTTAAAAGAAAGGTAGGACTTAGGTTCTACCTTTTTTACTTTACTTATATTTATATAAAACAAATAAGGAAGAAAAAAATGCCATTAACGCCAACATTACCAGATATTAGTCAAAGTGATTTATTCACTAGTGCATTTTCGTGGGAACCAAAATATGCTAACCGATTTATCATGCAACTTGCAGGAACAAATATACCAGCATACTTAATTAAGGCAGCAGCACGACCTACAATTACTAACGGTGAAATTGTTTTAGATCATATCAATATTGACCGAAAAGTTAAAGGCAAGTCTCGTTGGAGTGATTTAGCAATTACATTGTATGATCCAATTACAAGTGAAGGCGCACAAGCAGTAATGGAATGGGTACGTTTACATCACGAATCATTAACAGGTCGCGACGGATATTCATCTGATTACAAACGTGACATTGAATTTTATGCTTTGTCTGCAATGGGCGAAAAAATTGAAAACTGGACATTAAAAGGAACATTTATTTCAGATGCAAATTTTGGACAAATGGATTGGGGAACAGAAGAAGCAATGACAATTGAATTAACATTGAAATTTGATTACGCAATACATCAATATTAATCTATAAAATAGTAGAATCATTAATGGGGGCAAATTGCTCCCATTTTTTGTGTTCTATATATTTATAATAAAGTTATAAAGGATAAACATGGCAGGAATGACAGATAGAGTTTCAGATCAAACAATAATTCAACTAGCAAAACAGCAGTACGAATCACAAAAACAACAAAGTATGCCTTCGGAAATATTTCCATTGGTAAGCAACGGTATGGTATATCCAAAAGATCATCCATTGCGTTCCGGAAAAATTGAAATGCGATACATGACCGCATATGATGAAGATATTTTAACTAATTCATCATATATGCGAGAAGGAGTTGTATTAGACAAATTGCTTGAAGCATTGATAGTGACACCTGTTGATTATTCTACAATTGCTAGAATTGACAAAAACGGATTAATTATTGCAGCACGCATTGTAAGTTATGGAAAAGATTACAATGTTATTGTAAAAGATCCGAAATCGTTAGTAGAATTAGAACGAGTTGTTGATTTAACTAAATTAAAAAATTCAACGTTTGAATTACAATCTGACGACATTGGTGAATTTGATTACGTTTTAGAAGATAAAACTCAATTAAAATTTAAATTTTTATTAAATAGTGATTCTGAAGACTTAAAAATTTCAGAATTTTTAGAGCGAACAATTACACAAATTAACACATCTAGAAAACTTGAAGACATACAAGATTTTATTCGTTATAAATTTATGGCACGTGAATCAAAACTATTTAGAACATACATCATAAAACATACACCTAGTGTATTAATGGACTATGAATTTGAAGGTGAAGACGGGAGCACCTTCAACTCCGGGTTTCCGTTTGGAGCAGACTTTTTTTGGTTTTAAACCAGAAGACCGCGTACAATTGCATTCTAGCCTGT